GCTTATAAATAAAGAACGGTATTTCATATTTTTACCAAAATGGGCCATGTTCTCCCCAAAAGGGTTCTCCCGTTAGAACGCACCATATCATCCACCCCACTAAATAAATAATAGCACCTATAACGGGTAAGGCTGGTATTAAAATAATAGCCCCAATAATAAGCAATATTATTATTAGTAACTGTTTCATTGTCTGGGTTTATGAAGATTATTTGGGTGATTTGTTTTATTGGGGAATTCCACCCTACCCAATAATTCTTCAATGATTTCAGTCAGTTCATCTATTTGTTCGTTTTTTTCTTTTACTTGTGGAGACACAGAGAAAACACCAAGACAAAAACCAATAGCAAGAGATAAGGCAATCAATAAAACTTTAACCTCTTGTTTATTTGGTTTAATCATTGCACGATTCTCCATTATTAATAATATATTTATGTATTAACTTTAAAAGCGTAGATTTCTAGCACTATAGTTTCATCTTCCCCGAAATATGTTTCTATATTTTTATCTACAGGGTGACACATCCAATGATAGTCTAACGACCAACTCTTCTTAACGAGAATTAAAGCTACATCATCAGACCGTAGCTCAGACAGTTTCTTAAGTACTCTAAATTCAATCTCTTCTTTCCTTAAAATCTTTTTAATTTCACCGGGAAAAGTAATGCCTCTAGCTCTTTCGTCAAACACAGATAAACAATGCCTAAGAAAAAAATCGTCTCTTTGAAGATAATAACTGTAATTCGCTTTTGACGCCAAAGAATCATACTGAGAATAACGGATAGCTTTTTCCAACGCTTTTGGACCACAACTATAAATATGAAAAGGGTCTAACGATTTAACCCTCTTATCGCAATAAAGCGTACTATTCGAAATAGACTGAAGCACCCCACACCCAGTGAAGAAAAACATTAAAAAAAATGTAAAAAAAAAGCTTCAACAATTAGTATACACTAAAAGCTGAAGCTGTTATAAAAAAACAAGAACTTAACTAGTCGTCCGTAGGAAGTCCTCCTGCATACCAGCCTTCTGGTAGTTTTACTTTATTCTTAGAAAGAACCCACTCGCCATTTTTCTGGACATACACTTTTCCTTCTACGTTTGGTCCGATCCTTACTAAATTCGTTTGCGTATCTACAAACACTACTTTAGTAGAACCGCAACCTGATAGAAGAATTAAGCTGCTAGCTAATATCGCCTTTGGGGCCAATAGGATAGTCTTCATTTTGTTTTTTCATCCTTTGTTCTTGTTGTTGAATCCGCTTACGCCATTTATCTTTTAGGTCTTTCGGCGTTGCGTCGGCATCACTAGCTTTCGTGTCCTTCTTCACTTCGGAAGAAAGCCACTCTAAAAGAGCTTTAAATAATGCCGTTAGCCAAGCCATATAGCCTTTTAAGCTTTCTTCTTAGCTAAGCCTCTGGAAATGGTGTATCCAAAAGCAGCAGCAGCAGAACAGATAAATCCAAAAACCTTATCGGCATTGGAAGCACCCTCTGGGTCCACGACCCCAGCACCCCATGCGAGAGATGCTAAAGTAACGCAAACTGTGATCCAGAACTCGGTACTTTTGTATCCGGGTTTGACTTCATTTTTGTTATTAGTAGTTGGCATATTTTTATTTTATGTATCTATGTTTTGCAGAGCAAGCTTTTTTACGCTTCACTCTTGTTTTTCTTTGGAGCCGTAGCATCCAAAAGTTGCTGCAAAGTTCTTCTTAGTTCTATATTTTGCTTAACTGTTTCTTGTATGATTATTTTTTTCTCTATTAAATAGGAGTTAAGCTTTTGAATTTCAGTTTCCTGACTTATGTCTTTGGCTATACTCCAGCCGACAAAGCCAATGAAAATTATCATAAAAAAAATATCTAAGAAGAAGCCTTTTTTGTGCCTATTAGACTCTACTTCCAGCAGCTTCCTGTATATNTCTTTATCATCCATTTCTTAACTCATCTCTCCTCTGGGTAGGAATAGTAACTCCTCCAATCGCAGTAAATATAGTTAAATTAGGTTTGTCTCCGCTGTATATGCCACGGTGAACTAAGCTATTTGGTCTAAGCATTCTAGAAAGCTGAGAGAAGGCATCGTCTAGAGCAGACTGGCGAATATTATCTAATTGCTCATTACCGCCAATTACTATGGCCCCAGCGCAGGTCCCAGTGCTAATATCAATTCCTCCAGTAAGTAAATTGCCTTTTAAGTTTTCTCTGATAGCTCTCGAAACTGCCACTGGATCATCCCAGTCTTTAACCGGAGAAGCTCCATAAACTAAGATGCCAGAGTCTAATACTTGCTTATAATCATTTGCGTCAAAAGTAGAGTAAGTACTGTCCTTGGCGCAGGTAAGATTAAATAAGTGGAAAAGACTCGCCATGCTTCGGTTGGCGGTGTCCCAAAATTTAGATATTGCTAGATTAGGATAAAGTTGGCCCACCCTTTCGTTATCAACAATTATGAGAGGAGAAATCTGTCCGTCTGCAACTTTATTCCATACTTCCTCTAACACCTCTCCAGCCACCCTCATAACTCCAGAGCCTTCTGAGTCCTTAGGTAAAGTGAGAATCATTCCAACTTTTTGCTCTTTTAATTTTAACGTCTTATAAACTTCTTTAACAGTATCAACTATGGGAACCGCTAAACCGGAGCCTGTTCCTCCTCCAGCACCAGCGCAAATAAACGTTTTATCGTATTTATCTCCAAAAGAACGTCGGATAAAATCTAGAACGTCATCTTCTTTCTCTTTAAATTTTTGTTTGGCCTTGTCTGGGTTTTTACCTGCTCCGCCTTCGGCAATCAAAAGCTTGTTGGGCATGTCGATAGTATTGAGGTCCTGCTCGGCTGTGTTTATAGCAGCACACCTGCGGTATCCCATTTTATAGAAAGTTTCAGCCAAGCGTGATCCACCTTGACCTACGCCCAAAAAGTTAAATTTAAAACCTCCTTCAACTTCATCATCAATTACCACAGCGTTGGAAGTTTGATCTCCAGCCTCTGGGACAAGAAGGTCGTCCATTTGAATGTCAAAAGATGGCTCTTCGTACATGGATTGTATGTTCTGATCTTGATCGCTATTTTCGTTCATTTTAATCTGTTTCTCTTATACTCCCCAGTAGAAGACTAGCTAGGTAAGTGTCTAAATTATTTTCGTAGGCAATATCTTGGACCTTTTTAACTCTGTCAAGGTTATGATCCATTGGCTCTTCGCAGTATTTACTAACACAATTGATCCATTCGGATGGAGACTCATTTATAATAATTAAATCGCAAATAGATTCAGCTACCTGCTTCTGTTTCTGAGTGATCCTTTTCACTTTGTGCATCTTCTTGAGATGCGAAAGAACTTCAGAGTTCAGCCTTTGAGATAAAATCATATTATCTTTGAGATTAGCTAAGCTGTACTTCAAAGGGCTTTCGCTAGCTTTAGTGAATTTAGACTGCTCTCCTTGACCAATAGGAGAAACATTTTTTGTTTCTTGGGGAGCTTTGGTTCCAGCAGGTCTGCCCTCCTCGTTCGGAGCAGGGGGACCGCCAAGTGGGTCTTTACTCATAATAGGTTCGTAAAGACCTTCCTGCTTCTCTTTTAAAAAATCTTTTTGAGACTCTCTTGAATTTTTAATCTCTGGGAGACGCTTGCTATCTATGGCTTCTAAAACCTCTTCTGGCGTAAGAACACCTAACTCATACAGTCTAGTAAAGATTCTATCTTTAACATTGTCGTCGGTTAGAGACATTTCGGCCAGCAACGGCTCTGGGGTAGACCTGAACCCAAGCTTTTTACTCACCCTTTTCATCTCGGGAATAAGAAAGCTNTGTAAGAAGGTCTGCCTTGCGGACTCCAGCCTAGCGATAAATACCTCAGTCTTTGCGTTTTGGTTGGCGAATTTTTCTCCACCAACTAGAATGTTGTTAAGACCCATGTTGATATCTCTATCAAATATTTCGTATTTAGTTGGAGACATTAGCTCTGCAACTCCGGGAACTACGAACTGAGCTTTGGTTGTGTAGTCCGCGATGAGAACTCTACCAACTGATTCGTTTTCGAAAAGCTTTTGCATGGCCACCAGATTCTTCTGATTGATTCCACCTTTTTCTGGGTCAGTACCCATAGTGACTAAAAGGATTGCTTGCTGCATACATCTCCCCATCGCCATATCCATCTTTTTAAGTTCTGATTTAAAATTTAAATCTCCTAGAACTGGAAATCCCATTGGGACCGCAAATGGTTCGTAATCTTGTTTTTTGTAAAAAATAGAAATGAGTCTACTAGGGTCAAGTGGCATAGAAATATTTCTTTTGCGACCTGAGTCTATTTCTTTTATAACTTCTGGAGATAAAGAGTCTCTTAAGGTTTCATCCTCTTCAGTAAGAGGACTTCTGATCCTTTGAATCTCATAAGCACTAAGCATCTTAACATAGTTACCTCTATAAAATGAAGCCGTTCCAGTAAGTCGAATATCAGCAGGGTTCAACATTACATATCTTATCGGCAATCTAGCTTCATCCCCTAATACGTTTTCCGCGCCAAATACTTCAGCGATCCTTTTAGAATCCTTGCTGTCTAGCTTGCCTTCAAATCTATACATGAAGACATTCCCAGACCTAAAAAACTCTCTGTAAAATTTATCCTGAAGACTATGCAGGTCTATTTTTTTAAAAAATTGCTCGAAAAAACTTCTAGACTTACGATTTCCACCGTTAAAATATAAATCCC